TTAAGCGCTGACGAGAATCCCGGCTTCCGATGCGGCGTCCGCAAAAGCTTGGCGCGCCTCTTCCGGCTTACGCCGACCGGCGTCGACTGCCGCACAAACCGACAGCGCCCGATCAAGAAGCGTGCCATCCTCTGTCGGCCAATCCTCGATCATTGCCCAGGCCGCCGCTTGAGTCGTGTCTATCTTTATTTCAACGGGAGGATCGCCAAGTTTAACCACAACAGGCTTGTTCCAAGGCGTATTCATCTTCGATGTCCGGGTTAAACTGGTGAGAGCGCAGGGATTCGAACCCTGGACCTACTGATTAAAAGTTTGTGCTGACTTGATGTAGCACGTTTCACTGAGTTTCATAAAGCCTTTATTCACAGCGAGAAACGGCCTATTTGTTCGTCTGTTGATAGATGTTGTTTCACCGGCTTTCTCATCTGGTGGCGACAGGTGGCGACACGAGGAGAGCCAGATGCCGGTGCTGAAACTCACACGTAAGAACGTGCAGGCGATTACACCTTCGGACAAGCCAGTAATCTATTTCGACACTGACATCAAAGGCTTTGGCCTGAGGGTTTCGCCGACCGGGGCGCGGTCTTGGATCCTGGAGTACCGGCCCGGAGCTGGCGGTCGGGCAGTTGCAAAGAAACGCATCAAGCTTGGAGTGCCGGCTATGATGTCGCCCGAAGAGGCGCGAGATGAAGCTTCGCGTACCTTGGCGCGGGTGACGCTCGGAGCAGATCCTGCGTCCAGCCGGCACGAGGAGAGGCGCGCGGACACCGTGTCGGAGATAGCGATGAAATACCTTCGCGATCACGTCCAAGTAAAGCGTAAGGCCAGAACTTATACGGAGTACAAGTCGGCAATCGAGCGTTATGTAATTCCGGTGCTAGGTTCCATGAGAGGATCGCTTGTGACCGCAAGCGACGTCGCGCGACTTCAAGCCCATATCACTCGAGGAAAAGACGGGACAGGCAATGGGGGCCGCACCATGGCCAACCGAACGCTAGCGGTCCTTTCAGCAATGTTCGGATGGGCCAGTAAACATGGTCTGGTGCCGGCTGGACATAATCCAGCCGCGGTCATCGAACGCTTCAAGGAGCGCAAAATGGAGAGGTTCCTAAGCACCGAAGAGCTGGCGTCCCTTGGATCCGCGCTGACAGAGGCCGAGACCGTAGGGATCCCTTACGACGTTGACGAGAGTAAGAAGGGGGCGAAGCATGCGCCGAAGCTTAAGAGCCGACGCACGGTGTACGGGCCTCATGCGGTGGCAGCGATCCGGCTGTACCTTCTCACCGGTGCGCGGCGCCGCGAGATTCTTGACCTGAAGTGGTCGGAGGTTGATCTTGAGCGGGGCGTACTTTTCCTCGGGGACAGCAAAACTGGCCCCAAGACCTTAGTTCTTTCGGCTCCGGCAATTGATGTTTTGAAATCCATCCCGAGGGTGGGTAAATACGTAATCGCAAGTGAGAGTGCGGGAAGCCCCGAAGAGAAGCCAAGAGCAGATTTGAATAAGCCATGGCGGGCGGTCCTTAAGCGATCGAAGCTTGAAAACGTGCGGCTGCACGACCTGCGTCACAGCTTTGCGAGTGTCGGGGTGGGAAACAGCATGGGGCTTCCGATTGTGGGAAAGCTGCTGGGGCATACTCAGGCAGCAACAACGGCACGGTACGCTCATCTAGATACTGATCCACTGAAGCGGGCTGCAGACGCCATAGGTGCGCACATCAGCGATGCCATGACGTCGAAGAATATCGACAACAGCGGTTGACGGCGGCCAATGTAACCGCCGTTGTCTCCTATGTCTGAAACATAAGGAGACGCGATGAACTTTCGGGTAAAACAAGCGGCCGAATACCTCGGCCTTTCAAAATCAATGCTAGACAAATTGCGCCACTTCGGCGGCGGCCCGCAATACTACAAGCTTGGTCGTGCGGTGATCTACTCGACAACCGATCTCGACGCTTGGCGGGACGAGCGAGCATGTCGCGATACATGGTCTGCAGCAAACAATAACCAACGCGCGGTCACACGAGCCGAAGCCTATCAGGGCCGCGCCGCCTAACCACACCCAACATCATCATCAATTTTACAACCGGCCGTCGCGCCGGAAGGAGGATTATTGTCTCAAAACAGTCGAAACAGCGTCCGCGGTTATGGGCTCACGATCTACAATGACGGCAGCGCTAAAGTATGCGGGTTTCTTGATCAGTCACCTGTCCTGGTGCCAACGCGTACCGTCCGAAATGCCGACCGTCGTCGTATTGAGTTTGCCGAAGGTACCATTCCACTCCGCTCCCTCGGTGACATCTTCTGCGCTGACGGCGAGACAGCGATACTCGTACGGGTCGCTGTGAACCAGAAGTTACGGCGGGATCAACACGAGGCGAACGCCTTCTGGGTGGCAGATGCTAAGCTCAGCATGAGGGGCAAATTCACCTTCCTGCACGTCGCTCTCCAGAACCGGAAGACCGGTGACCGCGAGAATGTCGCGTTCACTCTGGACGCGCCGACTCAGTCGCTTGCGCAAGAGGGTCAGGAAGAGTTCAGCAACTTCGTAGATGCGCTGGGGATCTCTCTTCCGGAGGACGCAGATCAACTCCGTGGCCATGCCGGAACATTCGAGTGGCAAGGAGGAGTTCGCCACTTCAAAAGGTGGCCAGCGTGATCAGGGAGATCCTTCGGCTCGAAATGCCGCCATCGCCTAGAGGCTTCCGCGTAATCGCGAAGTTCAACCTCAACGTGATGCCTGGACTCGTCCTGTACGATTATCAGGCGGTGCAAACGCCAAGCGGCGGGATCGAGATTTATCCGCCGCCCACGAAGAATGGAAGCCGCGCGGCGAGCCTGTCTCCCGAACTGCGGGCTGAACTTGCGAAGCAACTACAGGAAAATCTTGAGGGGAATCATGACCAGCAACACGTCAACATTATTCGCCGCTCAGCGTGAGCCTACTCCAACTTTCGACGAAGCGTCCGTCCGCAGCCACATCGAGATGCTCCACGGCCTCGCCGACGGCATCGATGGCTTGCTCGTCGTTTCAACGTACTATGCCAATCCTACGGGCGACCGAGATACGCCAGGCGTCGTAAGTCACCATGCCGTGGGCGACGTTGCGGGGATGACCGATGCGGTCATGGTTCACGCTTTGACGCCGAACGCGAACGTGTTCACCGGCCTACAGGTCATGCGCAAGGGGCTGAAGCGCGGCACACGCGGCGGCGAGGCTGATATCGTGGCCGTGCTGGGACTCGTGGCTGACTTGGATGCAGACACAGGTCGAACAGGCACGATGCCCGTAGAGGAGAGCCTGAGGCTGGAAACCTCGCCTGGAAATTTTCAGCCGTTCATCCTTTTCGACACGCCGCTGCCACCGTCTGAAGCAAAGGTGCTTGCAGGTGCCCTGAAGCGCGCGACTGGTTCCGACCACGGCACTGCCGACGTTGCCCATGTGTGGCGCATCCCAGGCACGCTCAACTGGCCGAACAAGGCCAAGCTGGACCGTGGCCGACCTGCTGAACCAGCATTGGTGACCGTTGCCGAGGCGTGGGACGGAACGCTGGTGGCGGTCGCTGAATTCAGCGCGGCTCTCGATCCGTGGGCGTCGTCCGCAGCAGATCCGCGGGAGGTGACACTCGACAACTTGCCGTCTTTGGACGGGCTAGAGTTGTCTACTATAGCGGTCGAGATGCTTGCCGCTAATGAGGTCGGTGACAGATCGGAGTGGGCGGCTTCCGTTGTGGAGCAACTTGCCTTCGACGGACTAAGCGCCGAGCAGGGGTGCGCTGCCTTCTTGGCCGCCACCGGTGACTGGTTTCAGCGGTACGAGAGCAAAGACGCACGCGCGGACTTCGTGCGGTTGTGGGGAAAATTCGGAGCAGCACACGCAGAGAAACGCGAGGCCGATCGTGCAGCGGGCGAGGCCATGGCTGCCAAACTTGTCGCCCGGCGATCGCCTCTAGTGGCCGCAAATGACAATGCGCCACAAGTTGAAGCGCATAGACCTGTCGATCCTTGGGAAATACGCAAGCACCCGTCGCTGCCGTTGGGGCTTCTTCCGGAAGCGATCGAGCATTTCGCTGTGTCCCAATCGGAGATCATGGGTGTTGATGCAGGCGGGCTTGCTGTAGCCGCTCTGGCCGTCTGCGCAGCCGCTATCCCAGACGCCATTACGCTGAAGGTGAAACGCCATGATGATTGGGAGGAGTCGGCTAGGCTATGGGTCGCCCTCATTGGAAACCCGAGCGCTAAAAAAAACCCGATCATCAACGCCGCTACTCGACCACTGCGATTGATCGACGACGAGCTTGTTCGCCGCTATCTGGAGGAGAAGCGTAAGTACGACAGCCTCGACAAGGCGGGGAAAGCGGAGAAATCACCGCCACGTCAGGTGCGGGTGCGGATTGAGGACGTGACGGTAGAGGCGGCGCAGGAGGTTCTTCGCGACAGCCATGATGGGGTGCTGTTGATCCGTGACGAGCTTTCTGGCTGGTTCGGCTCGATGGAGAAGTACGGTTCGGGCAAAGGCGCGGCAGCCGATCGGAGCTTCTGGCTCCAGTCGTTTAACGGCGGCGGCTACAGCGTAAACCGCGTCGGTCGTGGAGTGGTGGCAATCGACAACCTTTCGGTATCAATGCTGGGCGGGATCCAGCCGGACCCAATCCGGCGCATCGCAGCAGACGCGGCTGACGACGGCCTTCTGCAGCGTTTGTTTCCCGTCTGCCTTGGTCCATCGTGTGTGGGTCTGGACGTGCCTCCTTCGGCGGCTGTGGGTGAATATGGAGGCGTGGTTAGGCGTCTTCATGAGATGCAGCGGCCGAAGCAAGGTGCGATGGTGGAGGTGCCGCTCAAGTTTGATGCTGCGGGGCAAGATCTTCGGCAGCAACTTTCTGAGCGACACCATGAGATGCAATCGTCTTGGGAAATCCTCAATAAGAAGCTAGCTGCGCATGTCGGCAAATATGACGGTCTCTATGCCAGGCTCTGCATCGTGTTCCACTGCATCGATAGCACGTCGCCGCGACCAGCCGCAGTGATACCGTACGAAACCGCCAAGCGGGCTGCAAACTTCTTGCATGATTTCCTTTTTCCGCACGCGCTGGCGTTTTACCAGAACGTGCTTGGCCTGTCGGATAAGCACGACGCGGTCTTGGCAACGGCCGGCTGGATTCTTTCCCATCAGCCAGAGAAGATCACGGTGCGTGACGTACGGCGTGGAGATCGAACAATGCGGGAGATGGATGTCGATCAGGCTGAGGAGGTGCTTCGGAAGCTGGACGCCATGTCATGGGTGGATCCTGTTCCCGCCGTTCGGAGGGATTCGGTGACCTACACCGTGAATCCGGAGGTCTACACTGAGTTTTCGCTCCGAGCGGAGCGAGAAAAGGCCAGGAGGGAGCGGGTGCGCCAGCTGATTGCTGCTTCATAACCAAGTGGCCGCGACCGTCCCTTGCCCGCGCAGCAACACGATAAGAAGTTAGTCTCTTTTTCCAGTTTCTAAACTTCTTTATCCGCGTGCGTACAAGGGCCGGTCGCGGACACTAGCGTTAGCTTAAAGGGTCTTGAGCCTGACCAACGAAAAAGGCCGGGCGACTTCTCGCTCCGGCCCTCCGTACTCACCTCGGTTTGGCGCCAGTACCTCCGTGGTCACCAGTTTCCGGCGACAGGCTCAGTCCCGCCAGCGGCGGTCGCGGCCACGGCCGGAGTCGTCGTCATGATCTTCATCGTCCCAGTCACGGTCACGATGGCGAAAGCGGTTGCCGCGATCTCCGTCCGTATCCCGGTCGCGCATCAGTCGGGCGCTGCGTCCGTCACTATCTGTGCGGTCGTCACTGGAGGCCTCTTGTAGACGGTCCAGGAGCCTCGTGAGCGTCTCCGCGCACTGCTGTGTGGACTGGTCGTCGCCGCACCGCAGGCTGAGCTTCACTTTGCCTGTGTCAACACGGAAGTGGGCAGGACGACCACGGCGTTGGCTCTGCTGAATAGAGTCGGTCGCTGCCTTCGTTTCCGGTGCTGCTGTTCCTTGCGTCAGACCTGGTGGCGGTGGAAGTGGGCCAGAAGGCATGCCGCCGGCTGCTGGCGCCGGAGTTTGGGCCGGCGGTGTCGCAGCGTCCTGCGCGAAAGCTACGCCAGTTAGAAGGGTGAAGGCTGTAGCGGCGGCTAGAATTTTCATCGGTAGCACCTCGAGGGTTCGGATCGACCACAACGATGGCGATTCCTGATAGTTCCACTACGCTCAGGCAGCGATACGGCGAGCAGCTTTGTGTATCGCCTTCGCATCCTCGCCATGCTGCTCAAGGATCGCCTTAGCGTCCTCCAAGGAGATTCGATACTTTTTTGAAACAGCGATAGCACTAAGAGGCGCTACGGCGCCTTTGGTATTCGTCATCTTGTTTTCTCCTTGAGGAAGGGCGGAAACGTCCGAAGCGGACATGCGTCGCCGTGCCCATGATATGGGGCTGAGCCAGTTTATTTTCAACCAGTGAACTTGCCGAATTAGCGGCCACGTCCAATAAAGCATCAAATCGCGCGGACGTTCTTCCAGCAGATTACTATATTGGTCTTATAGCCCGCGTTTCACCGCCGACCATCAACCAACTTCTAAGAGCCTCTGATGGACATGAACCTCGCCGCCCAACTGGCGCCGCGCGATCCGCGTCGGCAGGGTGCCTACTGGCGTGACCGTTGCAATGACGCTTCAATCGCAGTCGGCCAACTCCAGGCGAAGATCACGAGGCTAGAGCGCGAGCTAGCCACCGCTAAGGCTGACAGAGACTATGTGCTGCAGCGGTCGGTCACAGTGACCGTCGCTGAGGAAGAGCGACGAAGGGCGGCCGCTGGGATGCGCGAACGCGCTGCGTGTTTGGTGGAAGGCCCAGACGATGAGCCCACAGCCGCATCGGAAGCAATTCGAGGACTACCAGACCCCAAGCCGAAATGGAGCAGACGACATTGAAGGCAGCCAACGACAACGTGGTGCGAAGCAGCACGACGGGTAGACCACTCGAGATCGGGCAGATGATCCGCGATGGCAAGGCCGCAGTTGAGACCAGACGCAAAGAGGAGGCAAGGGCGATGAAGATCGAGGTAGCACGCATTGACAGACGGGCAGCGCAGGGCGCCAACTGGGATGGAAAGCCAGCCAATGACAATACGACGCCGGCAATCAAGTGGCTCCTCGCTGGGCAGCGCAACGAGATGCTCAAGCCACTGCTAGCCTATGTGCGGCTCGACCGTGAGGCGAACAGCGGTGCAATGTTGACAGGTGAAGCCTACACCCCTGCGGATATGCTTCAGGTCGATCAAGCTACGTGGCTGGATCCGGCAACAGGTGACTTGAAATATAAGGGTGAGAGACGGCTCCGCGGAATCGAATTCAGTGGCCGAGAGCACGCTGGCAAGTCGACAGTCGACCCGATGCAGGTCAAGAAAGCGCCGGCTGCCGTGCCCAAGCCGTGGAGCGGAGATGCTGCGGTTATCGCACGCATCGACGCGGGTCCGCAGCTTGCTCGCATACGGGCCGCCCTGGGTCCGCTCCTGATGCCGTTCGAGCGCCTCGTACTGGAAGGCAAGAAGCTTGAGCAAGTTGGTTGGAACTGCTTCGCCACCAACGAGCGCGCAGCCATGTCAGTCGGCGGCGCCATCCTAATGATGGGCCTTGGCGTTGTGGCGGAAGAGTTAGAAGCGTTAAAGGTCAAGCGTCGAGCAGCCTAGCTGTACAGCAACTTTTCGGTTGAACCGGTATTCATAGATACGATTTCTAAGGTCGCCGCAGGCGGCCTTTTTCTTTGGTCCGCACGAGCCTCAGGTCAACCCGGCGAATGATGCGCGACCACCCGACCCCGCGTCGGGCACCCATGCAAACCTTAGCGGAAGCCGAAGAAGCTGAGGATGGCGAGTACGATGACTACGGCGCCAACGAGCCACACTATGTTGTTCATCTGATACCCCTTTCTGATCATTCGTCAGGTTCCTGACAAAGCAGAAATGCGCGCGGCAGCCTCTTGTTCCGGCCTTGAATGAACGCGATGTGGTCACCACCTAGTGACTATCTCAATAACAGATCAAGACGCCCGGCGCGACCCTCGACACGCGACGGCGTGCGCGACGGTGACGCTGTCCTTACAGATGGCTCCCGTCGCCGCTAATTCTATTGCCTGCGCTTCTCCTCCTCCGGCGACAGGTAATCCCCGGCCGGCTCCCTTAGATGGTTGAGCCGGCCGCTTTCGTTTGGTGGTGAGGTATGGCCAACAAGAGCGACTGGCATCACCTTTATCAGACCGCAGCATGGAAGCGTCTTCGAGACCACCAACTAGCACTGCAGCCGTTGTGCGAATTTTGTCTTGAGGTAGAGGACGTCACGGCTGCTCAAGTCGTGGATCACGTTGTTGCTCACAAAGGGCAGCTCAACCTCTTTCACGATCCCCACAATCTCCAGAGCCTTTGCAAGGCGCACCATGATGGGACCAAGCAGCGCCTTGAGCGTGGCGGCGTAGACACTCGTCTCGATGCGTCAGGATGGCCGGAGTGGCGCCATGGCCGATGACGGGAGGGGGGCGTCATCGGTTTCTCGCCGTCCGGCACCGTATCGGCGTCGGGGGCATCCGAGTCTAAACCTGTAGAGAAAAAGTTTCTGGAGCATTGAAATGGCGGCGCGCGGACGGAAGTCGGCGGCAAGCACTGAGATTATCATCGCCTCAAATGTCGAGGTGATAAATCGACCGCAGCCGCCTGATGATATGCCACTAGAGCAGGCTGTAGAGTGGCGTGCTGTAGTCGATCGAATGCCAGCGGACTGGTTTCCACGCGAGACCCACGCCCTGCTGGTCCAGTACTGCCGTCACGTGGCAGCGTCGCGGCGCATTGCTCTGCTCATAGTTCGCGCCGAGAAGGCGAAAACGTTTGATCTAGACGCATACGACAAGCTCCTGAAGATGCAGGAGCGAGAAGGTCGCGCGATTTCGTCGCTGGCTACCCGCATGCGGATTACCCAACAGGCTACGGTGCGCGCTGAATCGGCAAAGAAGCCGGGGCAGATCACGGCGCCATGGGATGATGATGGCGACGACGATTAGCCGAGCCGAGCGAAACATCCGCTGGCTTGAGAAGCACATTCGCATCCCTGAGGGCAGGTTCGTGGGCCAGCCGATAAAGCTTGCAGGCTTCATGAAGGACGACCTGCGTGCAATCTACGACAACGAGCACGGCACCAGGCGCGCAATCATCTCACGCGGTCGAAAGAACGCAAAGACGACCGAAAGCGCGATGATCCTCTTGCTGCATTTGTGCGGCCCTGAGGCGAAGCGTAACGGGCAGCTTTACAGCGCCGCGCAATCGCGCGACCAGGCCGCGATCTTGTTTGAGCTCGCAGCGAAGATGATCCGGATGTCGCCGGTGCTTTCAGCTTATGCTGAGCCAAAAGACAGCGGGAAACGCATCGTCTGTCGCGAGCTCGGCACAGTCTATCGCGCGCTTTCGGCTGACGCTGCGACTGCTTACGGTCTGTCTCCTGTGCTCACGATCCACGACGAGCTCGGCCAGGTGAAGGGGCCTCGGTCATCCCTTTATGACGCGCTTGAAACTGCAACCGCAGCTCAAGGCGAGCCACTTTCCATCATCATCAGCACACAAGCTCCCACTGATGCCGATCTGCTCTCAGTGCTGATCGACGATGCGAAGAAGGCTCGCGACCCTCGGACAGTCTTACGCTTTCAAACGGCTCCCGCAGAACTTGATACCTTCACGGTAGAGGCGGTGAGGGCGGCAAATCCAGCGTTTGATATCTTCATGAACCAGGAGGAGGTCCTGGGCATGATGGAGGACGCGCGGAATATGCCGTCGCGCGCCGCCGAGTTCGAGAACCTGGTCCTGAATCGCCGAGTGGAGACGACCAACCCGTTCGTATCGCGCAAGGTGTGGATGGAGAACGCATCCGAGCCAAATCGGGATTTCCTTGGGAGGCCTGTGTTTGGAGGCCTCGACCTCAGCGAATGTAGCGACTTGACCAGCCTGGTACTGGTTGCGCCTGAGGATGATCTTTGGGATGTGCGGCCTCACTTCTGGTTGCCTGGTGAAGGTCTCGCATCGAAAGCGCGTATGGATCGGGTCGCATACGACGTGTGGGCGGAGGACGGCTTCATCGAAGCAATTCCTGGCGCGAAGAGTATCGAGTACGACCACATCGCCCGCCACATTCGCGACGTCTGCGACGACTTCAATGTTCAGAAGATCGCGTTCGACCGCTACAACTTCCGCCACCTCCGACCCTGCCTACTGAGAGCAGGATTTGGCGAGGCGGAGATCGATGAGAAATTCGTCGAATTCGGGCAGGGGTTCGTCTCCATGTCGCCCGCACTCAGGACGACGGAATCGCTGCTGCTAAACGGCAAGGTCCGCCACGGCAACCATCCTGTCTTGACGATGTGTGCCGGCAATGCAGTCGTAAAAAAAGATGACGCCGGCAACCGTAAACTCACTAAGGCGGGCAGCCGAGGGCGCATTGACGGCATGATTTCTTTGGTCATGGCCCTTTCTGCTGCCGAGGAATATGTGCCGGCATTGCCAGCCAGTTCCCCTTGGGACGACCCGGAATTCGCACTCACAAAGGCGGCATAATGGCTTGGAACTTTGGCTTTGGCCGCCGAAACGTCGAAAAAGCGGCGGAAACGCGAGCAAGCATCGAAAACCCGACGGTGCCGGTGAGTTCTGAGAACTTCATGGCATTCTTCGGCGTGCAGCAGGCGACCCTGCCGCGCGTCACGATCGATGCGGCTCTCACAGTGCCGGCCGTGCTGGCTGCAGTGGCGTTTATGTCCCGCACACTGGCCGCGCTGCCGAGGCACGCGTACCGCAACAGCAAGGACGGCGCCAAGCGCGTCGGCGGACGGCTGGAGACGGTCGTTAATCGCTCGCCAAACGAGACTATGGGCTCGTTCGCGTTCTGGCAGTGGTTCTGGCAGCAGGTTTTCACCGGTGGCCGCGGTCTGGCTTATATCGAGCGAACGCCGCAGGGCATCGACTCGCTGTGGCCGATGGACCCGGCCAAGACCGTCATCAAACGGACGGGCTTTCGCGTCGTCTACCAGTTCGACGGCAGAGATTACGCGGCGGAGGACGTCATCGACGTCCCATTCATGCTGCATTCCGACGGCCTGAAACACTACGGGCCTATCCAGAGGGCGACGAAGGCAATCCAGCTTGCGATTGCCATGAACGACTACGGCTCAAACTTCTTCGCTGGTGGCGGTGTCCCGCCGCTGTCCTTGGAAGGCCCGTTGCCTGCCAACGCCGAAGCGATGAAGCGTGCACAAGGTGACATCAAGCGGTCAGTCGATAGCGCGAAGAACGCCAATGAGGCGGTGTTCGCAATTCCACCTGGCTACAAGCTGACGCCGGTCGGTCTGGACCCTGCAAAAGGCCAGATGATCGAGGCTCGCCGCTTCCAGGTCGAGGAGATCGCCAGGGCGTGGCAATTGCCGCCGGTGTTTCTGCAGGATTTGAGCCGTGCGACCTTCAGCAACGCCGAGCAGCAGGACTTGCATCTGGTCAAGCACCTGATCGGCCAGTGGGCCAAGGCGCTTGAGGATGAAATCAACCTCAAATTCTTCGGCCGTGACGGCGCTTCGCGCTATGTGGAGCACAATCTCGACGGCCTGATGCGGGGCGATTTCAAGAGCCGCGTCGAGGGTATCGCACGCGCGATTCAGACGGCGCAGATGACGCCAAATGAGGCTCGCGCGCTCGAGAACAGGCCGGCTATGCCGAAGGGCGACGATCTGCTTGTGCAGGGCGCAACGGTTCCGTTGGGAACTCAGCCGATGGATACAGGACGAGGCGGCGACCCGCCGTCTTCGTCCAATGATAGCAACAATGACGAGGCGGAAGCCGCATGATCAAAGATATCGAGAAGCGCGGCGGCTCGCTTGGCGTGGAGATCCGCGCCGACAGTGAGAAGCGGACGCTCACCGGCTACGCCGTTGTCTGGAACAGCGACACGACGATCGGCGACTATTTCATCGAGCGCATCGCCCCTGGCGCTTTCACGAAGGCAATCCGCAACGACATTCTGGCTTTGGTCAATCACGACCATGGCCGGGTGATCGGTCGCACGAAGAGCAAGACGCTTCGCCTCGTCGAGGACGAGCGCGGCCTGAAGGTCGAAATTGACGTCCCGAACACTACGGACGGCAATGACCTCTGGGAGCTCGTCGAGCGTGGCGATATCAGCGGCATGAGCTTCGGATTTCGAGCCAACAAGCAAGAGTGGGACGACACCGGCGATCTGCCGAAGCGGACCATCCTTGAGGCCGACCTTTTCGAGGTGACGGCCACGCCGATTCCGGCCTACGAAGACACCACCCTCGGCAAGCGCTCGCTTGAGGAGGCCCGCGCCGAAGGTTACGCGCGAAACAAGGTAGCCGCGGCTCGCCGTCTGGCTGAGAAGCGTGCTCTGCAAGAGCAAAAGTTTCGGGGCATCCGGCAGGACGCCTCGTAGTCACCCGCTACCAGCGGAGGGCCGGACGACTAGTCCTGCCAATCAACCCACCACACTGGAGACCTAAATGGCAACTCTTACTGAGCTGCAGGAGAAGCGCGGCCGTCTGATGACGCAGGCCCGCGAAGCCCTGAACGAAATCACTGCAAACACCGACGAAGCCAGATCCGCAGAGCTTGAAGCTCGTCACGACGCCATCATGGCTGACTTCGATCGCGTCGAGAAGAACATCGAACGCGAAGAGCGTCAGGCCGCTCTGGAAGCCCGCTTTGAGGAGCGTGCCCGCAAGGATCGTGAGAACAAGCGTCCCGTTTCCGGCGGCGAAACACGCGGTCAGGATAATGGCGAGCAGCTCGAATACCGCTCGGTATTCTACAAGTTCCTTGCGGCGGGCGCCGACATCGGTGAGCTTTCTTCGGAAGAGCGCGCGGTTCTGAAGGCCGGCGTACAGTCCGGCAAGGAATTCCGCATGCAGACGACCGGCACCAATTCCGCCGGCGGCTATACTGTTCCGGTTGAGCTCGCGGACTTCATCGTCAAGACGATGAAGGACTGGGGGCCGATGTACCGCGAGGACATCGTTACCGAGTTGAACACTGCAGCAGGCAATGTGATCAACATCCCCACCGTCGACGACACGGCTAAGACGGGTGCAAAGCACACGGAAGGCTCGGCTGTTGCTGATGACGGCTCGCAGGATGCGGTCTTTGGCAATAAGGAGCTGTCAGCCTACGTCTACGACACCGAGTTCGTGAAGTTCTCGATGGAACTGGCGCAGGACTCAATCTTCAATGTCGAGACGCTGCTTGGTGCTCTCCTCGGCGAGCGTCTTGCTCGCATCGCCAACCGTGAGCTGACGATCGGCGACGGTACCGGCGACCCGAACGGTGTTGTGACGGCTTCTTCGATTGGCAAGACCGCGACGGCCGCTGCGGCCATTACGGGCGACGAGATCATCGACCTCCTGCACTCGGTGAACGCGGCCTATCGCCGTTCGCCGAAGGCGCGGTTCATGTTCGCAGACCTCACGCTGGCGGCTATCCGCAAGCTGAAGGACGGCGACGGCAACTACCTGTGGTCCATGGGCGACATCCAGAAGGGCGAACCCGGCACGCTGCTCGGCTACCGCTACGAGATCAACGATGACGTCCCGCAGATTGCTGCCGGCACCAAGCCGATCATCTTCGGCGACTTCTCGAAGTACTTTGTACGCAAGGTCGGTTCGCCCGTCATCGGCGTTCTGCGTGAGCGCTTCTGGCCGGATCTCGGCATCGCTGGCCTTATCCGCTTCGACGGCGAACTTGGCGATACTGCTGCGGTCAAGCACCTCGCAATGGCTGCATCGTAATCTTGGACGGCGGGCTTCGGCCCGCCTCCTTTCAAGGAGATGACATGAATATCCGAATGCTCGTCGGCTTGGCCGGCAATGAATACTCGTTGGCACCCAGCGATGAACACGAATTTCCAGATGCAGAAGCCATTCGCCTGATTGAGGCGGGCTATGCAGTCCCTGTCGTTGCGGAGGCCGTTGAGCGCGCCGTTGCGCAGCCCGCTCCTGAACGACGCACCAAAAAGGGCAAGGTTGATGTGGTATCCACCGAAGGTTCTGACGCCACCGACTGAGCCGCTAACGGCCGCCGATGCCAAGCGCCAATGCGTTGTGCTGCATGACGATGACGACGTTCTTTTTGAAGGCTTGATCGCAGCCGCGCGGGAGCATGTCGAAAACTACACCGGCACGCCGCTCGCGGAACGCACGGTCGAAATCAAATGCGACAGCTTCTGCGACTTCACGCGGCTACCGCTCGCGCCTGTGTCCGACGTCGACATCGAATACATCGATACGGCAGGCGTCGTGCAGACGCTGCCAGAGGCCGCTTATGAACTGCGCGCCGATGGCTTGGAAGTGTCAGTTGCTCCCGCCTACGGCCAGCAGTGGCCTCCGATCCGCATGGGTTCGCGCATCACGGTAACTGCTGTTGCGGGTTATGACGAACTGCCGAAGCCGATTCGGCACGCGATGCTGCTCTGGATCGCCGAAGCCTATGAGATTCGTGAGAACGGCGCCGCCCCTGGCTGGACCGCCTTCGACGCGCTGCTCTGCAACTATAGACGTGGCTGATGCCCTGGGTGCGGTTTACCGCGGACTTCGACTGGAAACCGCGGCCGTCAGTGACCATCGCTTATCGCGCCAGCATGACGGAATACGTCACACGATCCTGTGCGGCCGCAGCCATATCGGTAGGTCGCGCAGTCCCTACGGAAAGGCCAGCAGATGCCGGCAGGAAAACTTCGCTCTCTGCTGTTGTTTCAAAAGCGCGCCGTCAGCGATGACGGATATGGCAATGAAGTGACCGGTGATTTCGCGACGGTCTTCGAAGACGCCGCGGAAATCATTCCGCGCATGGGCACGGAAGCCGTCATGGGTGCAAGGCTTCAGGGTCTCCAGCCGGTGACAATCCGTGTCCGGTCGCACGACGCCACGCGCTCACTGGATTCAACATGGCGCGCCGTCGACAAGCGCACCTCCCAGGTCTACGCCATCACATCGCCTCCGGTGAATACTGATCAACAGAACAGGTTCATCGAGATGCTGGCCACCATCGGCGCGCAGGCAAGCGCATGACGGCTCGAATCCTTCGTCTCAGAGAACTCCAGCGCAAACTTGACCGCCTGCCGAACGTTGCGAAAGAGCGCATCAGGAAAGCGATGGAGGAGGGTGCTGAAGAGATGGTCACGCTGGCCAAATCTCTCGTCCCGACTGACACGGGCGCATTGAAGGAAAGCATTGGCTGGACGTGGGGTAGGGCGACGAAAGGTGCCATGGCTATCGGCAGGGTCGAAGGCGTCGGTGGCGACCTCACGATTACCGTCTACGCCGGCAACAGCGACGCATTTTGGGCGCGATGGGTCGAGTTTGGTACGTCGGCACATAAGGCCGGTGGAAAGTTCGAAGGCGCCGAGATCCCGGCGCAGCCCGCTCGCCCATACTTTTTCGTCTCGTACCGGGCCACCCGAAAGAAAGCCAAAGGGCGCATCACCCGCGCGATTAATAAGGCGGCCAAAGAGGTCGCCGCAGGAGGCGGCTGATGGATCCTACCTATGAACTAACGGCCGCAATCATCAATCGCTTGAAGGCCACAACGGCAGTTTCGTCTTTCGTTGGCAATCGCGTCTACGACCGCCCGCCAGACGGTGCAATTATACCTCCGTATATTTCAATGGGGCCATCTGACGCCGTCAGTGATGACGCGGAATGCATCGACGGCCTCGAGATCACCATGCAAATCGACTGCTGGTCGTGGGGCTCCGGTGAAGCCTTCGGGAGTGCGCAGGTTCGCAAACTGGCCGGCGCCGTCAGGGCGGCGCTTCATGAGGTCGAGTTTCCGCTGGCGCAAAACGCTTTAGCGACGATTAGTCACCGCATTACGCGTTTCCAGCGCGAGAGCGACGGCGCAACCAACCGCGCCATAGTCAGCATTACGGCCTTAGTCGAGGTCGCTTAGCGGCTCACAACCGCGCCACAACCACCACAGATTTGGAGACCACTAAGATGGCTGCACCAGTAACGGCGCGCTTCGGCAAGTTCCGCGTACTTCTAGGCGATGATGCCGACCCTATCGTTTATGCCGCACCTTGCGGCTTTACCAGCAAGAGCCTGACGCTTGGCAAGAGCCTGAGCGAGGTTAGCTTGCCCGATTGCGCCGACCCGGACGCGCCGATCGTGATTGGCCGCGATGTCGAGAGCATCACGTCCTCCGTCTCTGGCGAGGGCGTGCTTGCCGCGTCGTCTGTTGTGACATGGCTCGATGCTTACGAAAGCACCGAGGCTGTTCCAGTCAAGATCGAGGTCGAATTCACTGGCGGCACAGTTACCTGGACCGGCAAGATGCACGTTGAATCTTTGGAAATCGGCGCGGAACAGGGCGGACGTGTCACGCTCAACGTATCGATGCAGTCTGACGGCGCTCTCGTTCGCACGGATACCTTTGCCTGATGAGCCGCGACGCCAAGATTGAGCTCGACTGGGCCGACGATACCTACAGTTTCCGTCTCGGCTGGGGCCAACTGGCGGAACTGCAGGAAAAAACAGATGCCGGGCCATACGTGGTCCTGCATCGTCTCCATTCGCACCAGTGGCGGATTGAGGATATCACCAACGTCATCCGCCTCGGCCTTATTGGCGGCGGCATGAAGTCTGAAGACGCGCTGAAGAAGGTGCGGATGCACGTCGAGATGCGCCCGCCGCTTGAGAACCACCAGTTCGCGCTCGCTATTCTGACCGCCGGCCTTCTTGGGGCTCCGGAGGAGCCTGTGGGGGAGCAGGAAGCGCCAATTCCAGAAGCCGAGTAGATGATCTGCCAAACGGCAAGATCCTCTTTGCTTCGATATATGGAGTTGGCGCAGCCATGGGCTTTACGCCGCAGCATGTGAACGAGATGTCGATGTGGCAGTTTCTGGCTGCGGTCGACGGCTACGTAAAGGCGCAGGGTGGCGAGGAGAAGATGTCGAACGCCGAGGCAGACGAGCTCTTCAACTGGCTGCAGTCTAAGGAATAATCTTAAATGGCCGCAACCGACCTTGAGCGCCTTGTGGTGCAGCTTTCGGCTGACATCAAGAAATATGAAAACTCACTGAACCGCGCAATGGGCGTTACAAACCAGCGCGCCCGACAGATTGAGACCCGTTTTGCTAAGATGGGTAGGACGATCAACAATGGCGCAGCTGCTGCTGCCATTGGTGTGGGCAAGGCGTTCGCCGTCATCGGCGGCGCTCAAGGGCTGAAGTCACTCTCTGACTCCGCCACCAGCGTAGACAATGCGCTTAAGGTTGCAGGCCTTTCTGGCCAGGAACTGGAGCGCGTTTACCGCTCGCTCTATGACGCTGCCATCGAAAACGCCGCGCCTATCGAGACACTGGTCGGCCTCTACAGCCGCTTGTCGCTGGTGCAGAATGAACTTGGTGTTTCATCGCAGCAGATCGAAGGTTTCGCCCGAAACGTATCGCTTGCACTTCGTGTGGGAGGCACGTCGGCGACCGAGGCCAGTGGCGCTCTTCTACAGTTGAGCCAGGCGATGGGCGCAGGTGTCGTGCGTGCCGAAGAGTTTAGCTCCATCCTAGAGGGCGCACCTACCATACTTCAGGCCGCAGCTGCTGGCATCAAGGAAGCCGATGGCTCGGTGGCCAAGCTCAGGCAGATCATGCTCGACGGCAACCTCTCATCGAGAGCGTTTTTCGACGGCTTTCAAGCCGGAGTTCCACTTCTTGAGCAGAAGGTAGCTGGCTCCGTCCTTACCATTGACTCGCGCATCAGCAACCTGCGCACGACGCTCATTGATGCTGCGCGAGAGTTCAATCAGTCGGCTAAAGCTGGGGAGACCTTTGGCAACGCCATCGATGATATCGCTCAGATCGTCAATAGCGTCGACTTCGACAGCCTGATCTCTGGCCTGCAGCAAGTCACTGCGGAAATGGATGCCGGCATCAACAGGGCCACCACCTTCCTACAGAAGCTCGGTGAGATCCTCACGTACGACCGGGTCGGAAACGGCCTCGTCAAATTACTCCCTGGTGACGGGGCGCAGAAAAGCTTCTTCGGTGGTGGGCTTACCATCACCTCGACGAAGGGTATCACCGACCGCATCAATCAAGCGTTTGAAGGTCAGATTGAGCAGGCCGGCAAGCTAACGTCGGAAGCCATCAAGAACAGCGTTCTTGGCAAAGGTGCAGCCGGCCCGGTCCAGACCACTGACAAAGGCGCGCGTCTACCCGCTGCGCCGACGCAGATCACCCTAACTGACCCTAAATACAAAGTTGCTGACACCGGTAGCGGCAGCAAGAAGGGCAAAGGCGGTAGCGGCGGCGGAGCCAACGACTATCAGCGCGAGATTGAGCAGATAAAGGAGCGCACTGCCGCGCTTCAGGCGGAAACCGCGGCAATGTCGCAGGTCAATCCGCTCGTCAACGACTACGGCTTCGCTTTGGCTAAGGCTCGCGCCGAAAGCGACCTTCTTGCGGCTGCGCAGAAGGAAGGCATGGCGATCACGCCGGCGCTTAAGGAGAGCATTGACCAACTCGCGACAGGCTACGCCAACGCGAGCGTTGCGGCTGAGAAACTTACCGAGAGCCAAGACCACGCACGCGACACGGCTAACGAATTCAAGGACATGTCGAAGGACATCGCCTCCGGCTTCATCAGCGACCTGCGTTCTGGCGTATCGGCTGCCGATGCACTCTCGAACGCGCTGAACAAGGTTCTCGACAAGGTCATCGACATTGGCCTGAACTCCCTTTTCGGAACTGGCGGCGCTGGAGGTGGCGGCTTCCTCGGCGGCCTGTTCTCGCTCTTCGGTTTTGCCAAGGGCGGTATCGCTGCGCACGGCAAGCCGGTGAAGACGTTCGCCCGCGGTGGCGTGTCCAACCGGGCCGCCATCTTCGGCGAGGCCGGACCAGAGGCCGCAGTTCCGCTGCCTGATGGCCGGTCTATCCCGGTGAAGTTCCAGACGCCCGCGGTTCCGAAACGCGCCTCTGGTGGCGCCGCATCCACCTACGCACCCACCTATCACATCGACGCCCGCGGTGCCGATCAGGCGGCTGTTGCTCGCCTTGAGCGTGGCCTTGCGGAGCGGGATGCTACAGAGAGCAAGCGCGCTGCTGGCTACCGCCAGAAAAGCGAGGTCAGGAAGGTTAGACCATAATGGCAAGACTACTTTCCTGGCCGAACGGCTTGCGTTGGAACCGATGGAAATGGCTTTCTGGTCCTGACAGTGTCGGGGCCAGCAGCAACACAACCATCGGCGACTTTACGCAGACGATAGCCGCGCCGACTGGCGCAAGGCATGTCCAGTTGTCGTTTCCGCCGATGCGCGGGCAGCTTACGCGCCGCGCTCGAGGTCTCGTCACTAGCCTACACAAGGGCGCAAACGCGGTGCGTGTGAGCCTCTGCGACTGGGACGGCATGTCGCTTGCGAACGCAGGCGTGCAGGCCAGCAAGACGCAGAAGCAGAACGGCATGACGTGGTCGAATGGGATGCCGTGGAGCAATGGCAAGAACTGGAAGATCACCAAGCCGAACGTCGCAGTTGCAGCAAGTGCAGCGCGCGGAGCGACAATTGTTTCCCTCGCTAATACGACCTGGGGCCACAGCCTCGGGATGGGCGACTGGATCGGGTTCTTTCCGATGCACTTTGGTCACTACGAGGTGACGGAGGTTCTGGATTCGGGGCAGTACCGCATCTGGCCACCGTTGCGAAAGGCCATCACCACAGACGACTTCGCGACGCAATACCCGGTCATGGCTATGCGCCTTCTGGCGAACAACCTACCAGACGCCGATCGCGGACCCGCCTTCCTTGAGGGACTGACGATCTCGCTGTTCGAGGTGTTCGACTACGACGCCCGCGACTACTTCACGGACTAGCCGATGACAGAGCGCACCCTTGAAGAAGCCGCGGCACTCAAGCGCAGCGAGCTTGCGACGCTGCACGCCGATGAGATGAGCGCGGCCCTGCGCTTGCCCGCCGAGGGCATGCCCGCAGCCGTCGCTCAACTGCGCAGCCAGCACATGCGAGAACTCGCAGCCTGGGTTGCTGCAAACAAGTAGGTTTATATGCCATCGTTGTTTTCTGCTGACGACCGCACATGGTTGCGCCGGCCGCACATTTCGCGTGTCTGGTTTGCTGAACTCGATCTACCTTCCGGCCCTGCTCGGATGCATGGCGGGGCAGGGCGCATCGATGTGGGCGGCTATGAGTGGCGCGGCATCACCGACCCCGGCGGACAGCAGCTTGTCTCGATCGGGATGGTGGAGGAGCCCCGATTCGGGCAGGCCGCCAAAATCGACATCGTCATCTCCGGCGTGAACATCGAGTTTCTGCGGTCGGTCAAAGACACGGCGCGCGAGATCGAGGGCAGGCGGGCTGACGTCTTCTTCTGCCTCTTTGATCAAGAGACGGCCGAGCCTTGGCCGGCAGGCCTCAAGAAGGTGTTCCCCGGCAAGCTTTCCGCTCCTCTGATGCGGTGGTCCGGCAAGGGCGAGCGCACGGTCGCCTTCTCGATCGAAGGCCCGTTCCAAAGCCAGAACTACCCCTTCGGCGGCAAATGGAATCCCGCAGACCAGCGACGCCGCTACCCTGGCGACAAGGGTCTCGATTTCGTCGGCGTCAAAGTTCAGGAGCTCATCCGCGCATGAACCTGTTGGATCGCGTCAACGCCTACGTCGAGGCTGCCAAAGAAGAGCCTATGGTGTGGGGCGATAGCGACTGCACCGCATGGCCTCGCCGTTGGGTGGAGCAGTTCCACGGTCGCCGTATGCGCCTGCCGCATTGGTCAAGCCGTGAGGATGCCGTCGCCTTCATCGAAAAGGCAGGCTCACTTGAGGAGCTCTGGTCGCCGGCGCTCGATGAATACGGAATGCGAGAGCAGTTCTATGCGCCGGAGCCTGGCGACGTCGGCATCATCCATACGCATGTTGCCGGCCAGATCGGCGGCATCTTCCTTAATCACGGTCTTTTCGCTTGGCGCGCCACGCCCTCCGGGGTTCGAGTGCTGCTGCCGCGTGTAAAGACTATCGTCAAGGTCTGGGCTCTGCAGTGAAACTCCTGAAATTGCTGATGCTGTCTGCCACCTCTTACGCGGCAATGACGGCGCACGCCCACGCGGAGCCGGTGAGCTTCGCGATCTTCTCGGCGCTCTACACAATCGGCATTCCTGGTGCCATCGCCAACGCCATCTCGCTTATCGCCATTCCGGCTGGCCTTGCTGCGGCCTCGCTTCTGATGCGCCCGAAAATCCCCGGCGCCGTCAAGCCTTCCGACGCCAAGGCGAACTTCGAGACCGGCGAATCCTCCGTCATGGAGGGCATTGGGAGGGTACGCGTTGGCGGGCTGACTGCTTTCGGCAACTCCGACGGATCAACCCGCGCCCGTCTTACCTGTCGCTTGCAAGGCCCGATCGACCGTGTCGAGGAGTACTACATCGGTGGCCGCGAGGTCACTGTGGACTCCAACGGAGATGTTAGTTCTCCGCCGTGGGCACGGCCGGGCGGATCCTGGGCAAACTGGCAGGACAAGAATGGCGACGGCACCGAGACCGCATGGACGCAGCTTATCTCGCTGTTTCCGTCGTTGTGGACGACGGCCCACCGCGTCCGTGGCATTGCTCAATCCCTGACGATCTGGTATAATCCAGGCCTCAAGGAAGAGAAGTATTTCACGCTCTACCAGAACGGCATCCCGGTCACGGAGCAGCTTGTTCGGGCGGCGAAGCTTTATGATCCTCGCACTGGCCTGACGGCGTGGTCCGACAACGGCATCCTCGCTTGCCCGCACGTGTTGCGTCGCGATCCGGCCTTTACGTTCGACATGTTCGACTGGGATCTGATTGCCGCCGAAGCCAACAGGGCAGATGTCCTCGTTGCAACGAAGACTGGCACTGAGAAGCGAGCGCGCGCTGGCGGCATTTGGGCTTGGGAATCATCCCGCCTCGACGTGCTGAAGCAGTTGCTAGACTCGATCGGCGCTGAAATGCGGATCACGGACCAAGGCAAGATCTGGTTCCAACTCGTTGATGACGCACATTCTTCCGACATAGACTTCACGCCTGCCGACGAAATCGAAGTTACTTGGAAGAGCGGGCCCGATGCGGTTGAGCGGCCAAACGTCTGCCGCCTGAGTTACTATTCATCGGAGCGGAACTACGACATCGCGGAGATTGATTTAACCGGCATTGCCTGGGCTCATGTCGAGGACGAGATCGAACGCTACGGGCCGAAGTATTTCGACCTTGAGCTTCCGTTCTGCCCATCCGCCAGCCAAGCACAACGCATTGGCCGCAGGAAGTTCCTGCAAGCACGCGGAGACACGGGCACGTTGCAGACTGGTATGGTCGGCTTTGCAGCGTGGGGCTTGCTGCAGGGTTCGGTCGAACTTCCGGACCTGGGAGACGTGCTACCTGTTCGGATGGAGCCGATGCGCGTCGATGATGCGCAGGGTTCGGTTGAGATACCGTTCACGGTCTGGCCGGATCTGCCGGCGTGGAATCCAGCGACAGACGAGGCTGTCGCGCCGGATCCGATTCCGGATCTCGGTTTTGAAACAAACCTGATCAAGCCTAGTCCACCGACCACAGCGATCCAGATCACCTACCCCGGTGGGGGCAGGGAGCTGCGGATTGGCTTCACGCTGCCAGTGCAAGAATATGACGTCGCTGAAACTAATTATAGAACCTACAGCGGCGGATTGCCTCAACCGTGGCAGGCGATGACGGAATTTCCAGGTAATGTTCCAAGTCAGGTACCAGGTGGTGATCCGACGTATTCCGCGTCGGGCGCTTACGTGTCAGGAGACTTTCTCGGGCAAATGATCGACGCCCGTGTCCGGGTCTTCAACGGCGACGACGGGAGCTACTTCTCCGATCTATTCGCCGGGTCAGTGGTCGAGAACAATGATGTGCCGGGGGCACCGATAGAAATATCAGCAACGACCGAAGGCCTCGATCTGGAGTTTGTTCTAACCACCAACAACGTTCAGGTCGCATCAATTCAGTTGCAAAGGAACAGCGGATTCCCAGAATTCAATTGGGAAACCGTAGACTCATCAAACGTTCGACCGGGCCAAGCGGCAACGCTCAACGCCATGGGCGCTGCAGAATACAGGGCGCGCTGCCTCACCAGCAACGGCACCGCTGGAGCGGCATTCACTTACGTAGTCACTGCGCCCGAAGGCAGCGGTTAATCCTCACATTAGGAAGCTTTCCATGGGCATCTTTTCGAAGCTTGCTCAGCAGATCTTTGCGTCTGCTGACGAGAACGGCAATGCGCGCGCGATCTCCGAACAGGAGGTAGGAGTTTGGGGCACTGAGCTCGAGCGGCTTGTCTCGCTTTTCGTATCGGGCGGCGGGATAATCTATCCCAGCAAAGCCACTCTGGATGCCGATCTCACCAAGGCGGCCAACTCGATGGCATGGGTGCTGGGCGATCCCGTGGCCGCGAACAACGGGATCTATGGCAAAGTCGGCGCTGCGAACGCTGGATCGTGGACCCGCCGCGGAGATCTGCCGTTCAGCTTCATCATCGCGTCTGATGTTGGCGCTGGCACTCCGAACGCCATTCAGGCGACGACGAGCATTCCCGTTTCCGGCTCGGCGCTGATCTGGATGAATGTTGCCGACACCAATACCGGCTCGCCTGTATTTGTCAGCTTCAACGGTGGCTCCCCGCTCGCCATCAAGAACAACACCGGCACGGATATCTCTGCCGGCGGCCTGCAATCCGGCATGATTGTTCTGGGTATTGTGTCCGGATCAACCTTCCGCCTGCTCAGTGATCAGGCCTCTGCCGCGCTGATCGCGCAGGCTCAGGCGGTGCTCGATGAGTTTCGCACGATCTACCTCGGCGCTTTCGCAGTTGCGCCCACCACGGATCTCGAAGGCAATCCACTTCAGGCAGGTGCGCAGTATTTTAACACCGCCAGCGGCACGATTTTCACCTGGAACGGCTCGGCTTGGATCACAAATGCCGACTTAGCAGTCTATGTCCCGCCGAATCTGACCGGGTCCGTACAAGCGCCGCCGATCATCAAGGCGAACGGTTATGAGTGGTCAATCTTCGCCTTCAACGGCGGGGAAACAGAGCGATCGAAATCCGGCACCAACACGGATGACTTCCGACAGGTATTCGAAACGGCTCTTTCGACCGGAGAGAAGGTTCGCGCTCCCAAGTGGGATCTTCCAGTGCGGTCTTATTCCGCCTCCGATCGGGTCATTCCTGTAACCGTTGACGCTCCTGTAGACATCGAATTCGCGGTCGGTGCTCGGATCGTGATTTCTACGGAACTGGATGGCCTTGTCGGTGGTCTGTTCAGCTTGCAAGCGTCGTCTTCTCCATCAATGACGTCCCGAACTCCGTTCTCTTGGAGAGGCGGGGGCTTTGATGTTTCTGGAGTGTCGCAGCAGACTGCGACTGGCCTGACGCTCTTGGATATCTACAAATACAGCGGATACTCGATCCGCGATGTCTCATTCTACGCTGGCATCAGCACCCCATCTGGCGACAACATAGGGTACGGGCGCTGTGATGCTGCCATCGTTACGCACAATTGCTTTGGCGGCGTGATCGACAATTGCGACTTTGTCGGTTTTGTAGATCAGGGCGTCTACCTCTCGGGCAATAACGACGGAGGCGCCTACGATTTGATTGGCGAGGCTGAGGTTGTCCAGAACAGCCGTTTCCTCCGTTGTGTCAACGGCATCAACATGAAGCGGGATCATCTCGGGAGCCATGCCAAGGATAACTATTTCTATGAGTGCGTGAATGGGATTCTCGCCTCTCCGGCCGACAGCAGCCTGACGAACCAGGGTGAAACCGCTGTCATCATAGGTAACCGTTTCAAGAAGATGCAGGGTCGCCCGATCTACCTTGAGACCGGCAAGGATTATATCGTTCAGAGCAACATCATTGTGGACTTCGGCAAGCACGTCTCCGATGGGGCCACCTTCACTACCGCTGCGGCGGGTAACCGCATTGGGGGGATTGACCTGAGAGGCGTTTCGTTCGCTATCGTGTCGGGAAATCAAATCCGCATGGATGCGTGGCAGGGTGGCACGGCGGCCGCAAACCGTGAGCCAGTCGGCATACAAATCCAGTCAAGCCTCGATGGCACTGGGAGCGACGCTAACGTCGTCCGAGGAAACAGCATCTACAAAGTGCACCGCACCATGTTGGAGGCAGCGGGTAGTACAAACAACCGCTGGGTTGATAACCCCACGACCGCGCCGACCACCGGTACTGCGTTGTCGCATTCCATGCTTGGCACAGGCTCAGTGTTCATCGGTGCAATGCAGAAATCTTCCGCGACGACGGACCCTGGCGTGCTCGTTGCGGCAGGCGGTCAGGTTGATATTACCATCACCGCAACTGGTGTCGCTCTTGGGGATGTCATCTGCGACATTGCAGTTTCGAGAGACTCCGAGGGGCTGGAAATTACCCCACGGATTAGCGCCGCCGACACAATTAAGGTAAGGCTTGAAAACCAGACCGGCGCAGATGTCGATCTAGCGACAACGATGTTCACTGTATGGTGGCGGAAAGCATAGCTTCACTCTCTTTAGATAGCGTACCGCAAGACCGGCTGCGGAGGCAACCCGATTAGGCGTCTCTCGGCTCTCGCCTACTACCAACGGACAATTCAGTCAAACACCTGACAAGATCATGAACGCCACCGTGCAAGCGGGGGCGTTGTTTTCGTTACTCACCACCACGGGAACCAACAATGATCACCACGACCACATCCCGCGCGTGGCGTGCTGCCGCCGGTCTGTCGCGGCTGCTGAATCGCGCAACCGGCGGTCATCCTAGCAGGACGCTGTGCAGCCGCATCGCGCTGCGGTGGGGCTGGAATTGCGTGTTCTGCCGCGTCGTCGAACGCGCCCTGCGCGACCCGTCACACTGCCTCGACGAGCTTGAGGCTCGCGAGATTATCGATCTGGCCATACGCCACGGCGCACAGCGCCTGAAATAACTACCACCACAAGGAAACAAGACATGGATCGCGCGAAGTTCTTCGCGGCGGTGCGCGCACCTCTGTTTGCTGGCAAGCTTGCCGGCACCCAAGTTAGCGGCACTGACGCCATTCTCGACGAGGCGGAGAGGCGCGGCACGCCGCTTGCTCATCTCGCCTACATGCTGGCGACGGCCTACCACGAAACCGCTCACACGATGCAGCCGATCGCCGAATATGGGCGAGGGAAGGGGCGCAAGTACGGCGTCTCGGGCAAGCACGGCCAAGCACCCTATGGGCGTGGCTACGTCCAACTGACGTGGGACGTCAATTACGAGCGCGCCGACAAGGAGCTTGGACTGAAGGGTGCACTGCTGCGCAACTTCGACCTCGCCATGCGGCCTGACATTGCGGCCAAGATCATGTTTGTCGGCATGACCGAAGGCTGGTTCACCGGCAAGAAGCTCGCC